CGTGGGGTGGCCCGACCACTTCGAACGTCTCGCCGTTGTATTCGATCCGGTCGAGTCCAGCGAGCTGCACGGTGGCTGGCACCACGAGCAGCCAGCTCGACGTGAGCTGCGCGCGGTCGTCATCGTCTTCACTGGCGCGCTGCTGCTCGATCCATGCAGGCGTGTCGGTGCGCGTGGCGTTGTTCCAGTCGCGCACCTCGTTGCCGTAGCGATCGGTCGTCGTACCGGCGCGCACGATCGTGACGACGTACGGCAGCATGCGGTTCGGGATCGCTCGCGCCAGCATCAGCAGCCCCGCATCGCGTAGGTGCGCTGCCGGTACCTGTTGCAGACGTCGCGCTCGTAGACCGTCAGGCCGTCAGTCGAGCCGGTGGCCAGTGTGTAGCTGTAGCTGCCAATCTGCTCTGACCGAACGCCGTTTGGGTTGGTCACGGTGCGCATCGCGATGCCCAACACGACTGCGCGCAAGTCTTCCGGTATCACCGCGAAGCCGTGGTCGTAGGTGACGCGCACGCTCGGGAAGTCCCAGTCAAGGCCAACGTCGTACATCAGTGCGCCGTTGCCGTTGACGAGCTGCCAGCGTGTGGCGTCCAGCTCCTGCCAGGCAGTGTCGCCATAGTTGGTCGCCTCCACCGTCGTGACGGCTGTGACAGGCCGCTCAGGCAGCAGCAGGTATGGCCTGCGTTCTGGCGTCAGCACAGCGACGTCGTCAGCGACTGCCACAAGCCTTTGCCTGCAGGCGTTCTGCACCAACCCTGTCGCGAGAGTGAGCGCAAGCGTCGCGTGCGCATCGTCAAGGTCGTCGCGACCAATGAACGTGCGCAGCTCATCTGGCTCTGCCAGCATGTCAGCCATCGCACTACCTCTCGCTAGGATTCACTGCTTGCCGACGCCGCCAAAGCCGGAAAGCGGCTCGTCGTCTTCGGCGCGCTCCTGGTCCTGCTTGACGTTCTGCGCCTGCTTCTCGCTGCCGCCAGGGGCGGTCTGCACGTCGCGCTCGTCAGCAGGGCGATCCAGGTCGGCTGCATCCTCGCCGATGTAGCCCTTGTCTTCCTGTGGGGTTTCAGTCATCACGCCACCGTCTCTGTGAGAACTCCGAACGGGTAACGGTCAGCTTCGGTCGGCTGCTCACGAGTGAGCGTGTTGCTGACCACAAAGCCGAACCGCGCGACGAGCCGAAGCGCGACCATGTCCTGCTGGGCAAGGTTGTACGCGATAGCTCCGGTCGCCGGGTCCTGAATCACTGCCTGATCGAGCACCTTCGCAGTGATGTCCTGGCGCACGCCGATGATGCCCTGGGTGAAGTCGCCAGCGATCGCAACAGCGTTGTCGGTGCCAGCCACGCCACCAGTCGGCCACTGGCCGCGCATCGCGTACACGAGTGTGGTGCCGTCGATGGTGCCGCCGTTCGCGCCGACCTCAGCGAAACGGTCGCCCTGGGCGTTGCGCGCTCCGCGGATGTAGCGGCGGAGACGCCGGTTCGCTGCGACACCGTTGACGTCAAAGCCGTCTTCCTCAACGGTGGCGAACAGGTCGTTGAAGTCTTCGACAATGCCACCCTCGGCAGTCGTGTTCGTACCGAGCGCCACGTCGTTGCCTGCAGCAACAGCGTCCGGCACGATCGCGTTCGGGAACGACGCAGGCTTGTCCACACCGAAGAAGATCGCTTCATCGAGCTTGCGCGCGATGGCTTCCTGTGCGCGCGGCGTGACGCTGGCCCACAGGTCGTAGTCGGCGTCCGCGATGACGTTCTCAGGCACCGGCACAATCACCGCGATTTCCTCGGCGGTGATGAGCTTGTCCTTCCACGCCATCTTCGTCGTCTGCTTCATGCCGGTATCGCCGTCGACCCAGTAGGCGATGGGCAGCGCCGACTCGACGCGAATTCGGTCCTGCTTGCGGTTCATCGGCAGTCGTTCGAACAGCCGCAGCGCAGCCGATTCCTCAACAACTCCGGAGATGATGCGCGACGCAGCCGATGGCGGGAGGTCTGCGACCGCATCGGTACGCGAGATGAGATTGACGGCCATGGCCGCGTTCCTTTCAGAAACTACTGACGACGATGGCTAGTCGGCGCGTACTCCTGCCGCGCGACGCAGCCAGTCGTTCATGTCTGGATCGTCTGAGTCCGCTCGACCGTTGCCGCGTCCCTGGTCGGGGTCGCGTCGTCGCTGCTGGGGTCGCTGCTGCTGGTCGTCCTTGCTGATCAGCTTGGCTAGCGCGTCTGCGTCGGCGTCCAGTTCTTCTTCGCTGTCGCCCTGCAGTCGCATCGCCAGCTCAGCAGGCAGGCCCTTGCGTGCAGCAACTTCCAGTCGCATCAGCTTCATCTCAGCCTGCTGCGCGCGCTTCTCGGCTAGCTCAGCGCGTTCAGCAGCTCGCTGCTGCTCGGTCTTGTCGCGGTCTTCGTACTCGCGCAGCTTCGACTCAAGGTCACGACGCTTCCGGTCCGCAGCGCGGGCGTCCCGCCTGGCTGCGTCGAGAGCCTTCCTCGCGCCTTCTGGAAGCTCCTTGGAGCTGTCGGCTTCGTCTTGCTGCTGCGTGTCCTGCGCGTCTGTCTCAGCCGCGTCTGTGGCTTCACGCCGGTCTTCGTCGTCAGCCATCTCGGCTACCGACTCCTTCCCATCATAGGTCTGTTGCCCTTGTCAACTACGCGACACGCAGCCGTGGCCTGCTGGTCGGTTGCACAACTGGCTCTGCTGAGCAGCCACAGTTGCCGTGCGTTCGGAAGCCGACTGTTTCGAGCCGGTACACAGCGCCTCGGCCAGCCAGCATTCGGCAAAACGAACACGCATTCGGACTCGCGATGCGCTGGTAGCGCTCGATGTAGTCGGTTGCGTCTGATGCGGTGATGACCTGTTCGCGCGCCACCCGGTACAGCTCTGAGCGACCCACGGTCTGCAGGTGCCGCAGCGACATGGCGACTGCTTCTTGTGCCGACGCGCCGCGCAGGATTGCCCGCTTGGCATAGGCAGGCTCGATGCTGACTGCCTGCGCGACCGGTACGCCGTTGATGGTTCGACCAGCCATCGCGGACAGGTCGAGCGCAGGCAGCTCGATGCTGTCGAGATCAAGACTCAGCTCGGCAGCGATGAACCGGCGCAAGTAGATGTAGCTGGCGCGAGCTGCAGCGCCCTGGCCACCAGTGATCGCCACGGCGGCCTGTGGCAGTACGACGCGCATTGATGCGTCGATCGCGCCAGGATCAACGCCGCGCCAGGCTGCAGCCAGCACTGTCGCGACGCGAGCTGCCTGCGCCCTGAGCGCAGCTCGATACTCCTGCGTCAGGCGAGCGCCCTCTGCTGTGCTGCTCACGGCAGGTAGCGCCCCTGCTCGTCGTCAGACGCCCCTGGCTGGCCCTGTGCGCCTGCCTGAGCGCCGTTCAGCGCTGGTCCTGTGGGTTGACCTAGCCCCAGCGCGATAGCGCCCTGCTCAGCGTTGCGCCGGTCCTGGGCTTCGCGTAGCTGCGTGAAGCGCTGAATCTGGGTCGGGGAGTAGCCGAGGTCTTCCCAGAGCTGTTCGTCCGGGACACCGAGCGACTGCTTCTTGAGCACAGCGTCCACGTGCTGGCTCTCGGTACGAATCTCGCGGTCGGCCCAGATGGTCTCGGCCATCATGTCGCCAGCGCGCGGATCGCCCAGCACCCGGAAGCCGAGCCGCATGACTTCTTCCCAGCTCTCACCGAAGGCGCGCGTCTTGTCGTTGGCCTTCGCGACCAGCCCAGCCTCGGCGCTCTTGATCGACTCGCCAGACGGGAATTCGCCCTTCAAGTAGAAGTAGTGCGGCGGCGTCGCTGTCTGGCTGGCCACGTGCTGAATCAACATCTCGATGGCGCGCACGTAGTTGCTCAGGTCGCCTGCAGTGAACTGACCGAAGGAGCCGTCTGCTGCTTCGTTCTGCCACAGCCGCGCCAGCGGCGGGAACGGGTCGCGCGGTTCGTTCGTCACCGGGTCGCGCTCGATCTCAAGACCGGTCGCCCAACGCTGCGGCATCGCAGCGAACTCGCTGGCCACGAGCATGTCAGCGACGAGCTTGTTGACCGCGTCCTGCAGGGGCAGCACGTTCGCGATCTCTGAGTAGCCCCATGGGTCCAGACGTGGCCTGTTCAGGAACGGCACGATCGGCACCAGCCCGAGCGGGTTGTCTTCAACGTCGCTGCGCGGTTCCCAGCTTCCGCCGGCCACCAGCGAGCTGCCGACCTGCTTCCAGCGCCACACTTCCTCAGGCGTGTAGAGCGTGGCTGACTTCGTACCCCAGTCGTCAACGAACACACGCAGCGCTGACAGCCGCCGCCTGCGGTTGTCACCGCTGGTCTTGACAATCACGTTGAGCGGCGACTCCACCGTGATCAACGGTGGGCCGTCGCTGTCGTCGTTGCCTCCGACACTGACATAGCTGCGGCCATAGACCATCGCATCGGTATGCAGGATGTCGCTGTCGGCGTCGAGATAGTTCGCCTGCCAGATTGCCCACGCTGCTGCGTCGCCTTGTACGTCAGCGAACCGAAAGCCGGTGACGTGGAGCCGCTGTCGTACCGCGTCAACAACCAGCGGCACCCAGTTGTCAGCGAACGCAGCGAACAGCCCACCGAACGCTTCTTTGAATCGCTTGCTGGCGAACGCGAGCGCGTGCTTGCCTCGGTAGTAGTCATCGAGCTTGTCCAGCGCAGCACGGTCGCTGTAGAGCTGCTTCGCGAGCTGCTTCGTCAGCGCCAGCGCTTCTTCTTGCGTCACAGGTCGTTGCCTCCGTCAACTAGAACGCGGCGACAGCACGAGACCGGCCTGGCCCGCTGCCACGCTTCCATGCATTGACAGCCATCGCGGCTGTCACAACACCGTCGATGCGCTTGCTTTGCGCGTCGCGTCGTGGCTTCACTGGTCGGATCAAGTCAGGTTCGTCGCGAGCGCGGCGTACTTCGACAGCGTCGAAGCAGAACCGCGCGACTGGGTTGCCGTGGTGGGCGACGCCGCGCGACTTGATCAGCGCCATCAGCTCGGTCATGCCAGGGCTCAGCCCTGTGTACGTCTGCGGGACGCTGACGAACTGCACGCGTCTGCCAGCGCGCTTCTGCACTTCCTGCACTGCAGGCTCACCTGACCACGGGTCGTAGTGGACTTCGGCGAGCGCGAAGTGCTTGCAGTCAGCCTCGATGTCGGCGTAGACGCGATCGAAGTCGAGCACGTCGCCCTCGGTGACAGTCAGCCAGCCGTCTCTGACCCACTGAGACGCCTGGTTGCCGGTGGCAACGTCCAGCTCAGGCAGTGCTGTCTCAGGCAGCCAGAAGCGCCACGTGACGTCAGCGACGTCGTCTGGCAGGACCAGACACCACGCGCACAGGTCGAGCCTGGCAGCGAGGTCCAGCCCTGCGTACGCGATGCGGTTGCGCAGCTCAGCTCGACGCCACTGCGGCTCAGGCCACGGCTCGCCAGCGCATTCGTCGTACAGATGCAGCGGCATCCAGCGCGACGCCTGCTGCACGAGCTGGTTGCACCTGAACTGTCGCCAGGCGTTCTCCTTGCTCGGGTCGTTCCTGGCTTCCAGCGCTTCATCTCGTAGCGCTGAGATCGACAGGAAGTCACCGAGCGCCGGGTTCGGGTCGGCCCACAGCGACTCATCGAACGGGTCGGCTTCACGATCCAGCTCGCGGACCCAGACGAAGATGTGCGGCGCGCGAGCTGGATCTTCGAGCGTGCGCTTGAATTCGACGTGTTGCTGAGCTGGCCACGAGTCAGGGTCATCGGTGGCCGTCGTCGCGATCACCATCAACGGCTGTGCGCGAGTGCCCATGCCGGTACGAAGTGCCGAGTACAGTCGGTCGTCGCGCTGGCTCAGCAGCTCATCGAACACCACACCGTGCGGGTTGTGTCCGAGGTTGCCTGCAGCGTCGGCAGCGATGATCTCGTAGTAGGAACCGGTGCGCTCGTTGACGATCCGCTTGTAGTGGCTCTTGACGACGAGCTGCTTGCTGAGCACTGGCGAGAGCTGCACCATGCGCTCGGCTACGTCGAACACCTTGCGCGCCTGATCCTTGTCGGCTGCTGCGCCGTAGATTTCTGCGCCTTCTTCGCTGTCGGCCCACAGCAGGTAGAGCGCGATGCCAGCCAACATCTCAGACTTGCCGTTCTTCCTGGCGCACGACAGGTACGCGACACGGTACTGACGTACGTAGCGCTCAAGCTCGTTGTCGTAGGCAACAGTGCCGAACAGCGGAGCAAAGATCTCGTTGACCTGCCAGTTGGCCAGCCTGAACGGGTGACGAGACCATCGGCCCTTCGTATGCGTCAGGCACTCAAGGAAGAAGCCAGCCACGTGCTCGACGCGCATCATGCACAGATGCGGGCCGACTTCCTCACAGACCTCTCCAGCGAAGGCAAACCCGCACGGCGGGTTGTTGCTCACGGCAACCCGCGGACGGCGTCGATCAGTGGCAGCAGCACCCAAGCCAGCAGGCCCAGCCAGCCAAGGCGCACGCGACGAACGGTGACGCCGAGCGCGGCGAGCAGGAAGCAGACGGCTGCAGTGATCAGCAGCAACAACGTGACGGTTGTCATGACGGTGTCTCCTTCAAGCAAGTTGAGCGGCAGACAGGGATCGAACCTGCCTCTCTCACGCGGTACGTGAGCGCGTCACCGCTGACGCTTCTGCCGCAGGCGGGTAGGGCTTCGCGAGCTTGCTGACCTGGCGTCGCATCGCTCGATCCAGAGGCAGCACGTAGCGATGCTTGCCAGGAATGCGGATCATCTTTAGGTCTGGCCCTGGCTTCGGCACGCGCGTCAGCCTGCCGAACTGCGTGCGATAGCCGCTGACCGACACGACACGCTTGTGCAGCACGCGACCATCTCTGGTCAGGTAGGCGCGGTCGTTGTTGTTCGACGTGCCCGTGTAGGTCCAGCTCATCGCCTGGTAGATGCCGCCGTGATGTCCGTGGACCGGATCAGCGAACGACACCAGTAGGCGCAGGCCAGGGTTGGCCTGGCGTAGCAGGTCGGTTGCGCGCATCACAATTTGCGACACCGGGGCGCGGTGGTCGCGTAGCGCGACTCGCGCCAGCTCTGCCAGCTCGACAGTGTCCAGCCCGAACTGGTCACCTAGATGCTTGTTCGCGCCACGAGCGAAGATCACAGCACCGATGAAGCGGTCGTCTTCCCACACGCCGTAGCGCACGCGCGCCCCTGCAGGCATGGTGCGCGAGTAGTGCCAGTGGTCAACGGCGAACTGCGCAGCCTTGTGGTTGCACGGAGCAACAACGAGCGTCACGGTGCTGCTGGCTCGATCTCGCCCTGGCCGTCGATGCGCCAGGAGAAACCACACGCTGGGCAGGTCGTCGGCGCGCGCTGGTCGAGACGCGACATGTCGGCGTCGTCAGGTTCGAAGTCGTCGGCAGTCACCATTGCGGCCAGGTCTTCGTCAGTGAAGCCAGTGCCGGTCAGGTCCAGCTCGCGCAGGATCGCAGCCAGTGCGTCTTCGTCCCACTTCGCCAGCTCGGCGTACCGGTTGTCAGCCAGAAGGATGCGCTTTGCCTGGTCGTCGTCAACGTCGATCACCAGTGCTGGCAGCTCGCTCAGGCCGTGCAGCTTGGCTGCTTCGTAGCGATGGTTGCCGACGAGGATGAAGCCGGTTGACTGCTGTACGACCAGCGCGCCGAAGAAGCCATTCGACTCGATGCTTTCGCCGATCGCTGCAACGTCGCCGCGCCGTGGGTTGGCAGGGTGTGGCTGGACCTGCGCCAGCGTCACAGTGCGGTACGACTGGTCGAGCACGCCAGCCATCTCAGGAGCCTGTCAGGTAGCGCGCAGCAACGCTGTTCGCGTCGTCGCCCTCGGGTCGCGTCGCCATCATCGTGCGAGCAGCAGGGCTCATGCCCAGCTCGCGCCCCAGCAGGCGAACCATGTTCATCGCGTCGCGCTGCACACCGGCAGCAGGGTTGCGGACAAGGTTGCCCTTCTGGCCCTTGATCAGTGTCCCGCCCTTCGCGACGACCTGCGCGGCCTGCTCAAAGGTGCGGTACGCAGCGACGAACGCAGCGACTACATACAGGTCGCACTGGCGCAACAGGTTCATCGCGTCCAGTTCCTCAATGACTTCTTCCCACACCGCACGAGACGCCGGGTCCATCCACACAGGCGGGTCGGCGTTCATCACCGGACGAGCAGCAGGCTCGATCAGGTCAGTGCGCGACTTCTTCTTGTCGCCGTGCAGGACACGCAGCGCGAGTGGCTTCGGCGCAGGACCAGACATGCAGGCGTCTCCCTATGGAAATTGGTTGTCTAAAGCAACGACTGCGCAGAACGCGAGCTGCAACAGCAGGTCGGCCCCTTCCCCTTGGGCTAAGGACGTCCTGCGCAGTCGTTGAATGGAGAGCTACCCAGCGTCACACACGGG